CGATTGTGAATACTTACTTTTCCGCCCCTGAGAAATCCCAGACGGCTGAGGATGTCATTCAGCCGACCGAGACGGAGGTGAATCTACCTGCGACAGAACAGCAAGTGGCTGCACCCGGACCCGGACCCGAACCCGAGGTGAAGAAGGAGGTATCGTTCGGAGAAACCGAGGTTCGCGAGCATGATACGGATGATGAGGAGGACGATGTCCCGAAGATGAAGGTGTCGGAAGAGGATGTAACTCTCGATGTCCCAGAGGAGGAGAAGACCCCTGAGGAGAAGGAGGAGAAGGTGGATGTAGAGGCGAAGGACGGTGAGCTCGTTCTAAAGCTATAAACAAAGAGGGATAGAATACTCAAATGATTGATACAAGTGTTCTTGCAATCATAGTCGCTGTTGCCGTTATTGCTGTTATTGTCTATGCCGTTGAGCGTTACACGAAGCAGAAGCCTATTGAATGGACAGATGCGTCGAAGGTCGGACTTTTGTCCGGTGCGGGCGCGGGCGGGCTGGTGTTTGCGCTGGGTGGGGATGGTGAGTCTGTCGCTGCAACGGTTGCGTCTGCAACAGCTGCGGCACAGGATATGTTTGTCGGCAAGCCGTCATTTTAACGACGACGATGACGACGGGTGGAACGAGGCTTTCCTCCACGGCTGAATATACCTTTGACCTTGGAGAAGAGACTTGGAGCTGGTGATTTCGCAGCGTTACTCTTCTTTAACTCCGCCATAATGCGGTCATCGGCATCAGGGACATAAGGTACTTTTACAATATTCATCTCTGCAAGATATTTCACAAGTTGTGCGTCGGAACTCCAGTTTCTCATTGTACCAAAATCCATGATCGTGACCTCACCAGTCTTTGGATCCAACTGCAATATGATCTTATTGGGGCTCACATTATCCTCAACGTCCTCAGTGATTTCAATGAATGTGTATCTTTGCATTCTGTGGTCATCCAACCCCCGCATCGTGATTTTCACCTCTGGAGGTCCCCCCTTACGACCTTTACTCATCTCCTTGGACAGGCGTGCGTAGGTCCTCAGAAGACTGGGTAGACCCCCCATATCAAATCCAAAGGTGGCCATTATACTTAAGGTTCTATAAAAAGCACACTCTCACCCTGCGGGACCTTCTCCGTATAGAGATAGACAGATCCAAACTTGTCTATCTGCTTACGCGGAACCGCAGTGTCGCGACAATACTTGGCGATCGCCTTGTACAGATGGAACCCGCGGTACCGTTCGCTGAAATCGCCATTATTCGGATCACGGAACAGAATGGACTGTCCATCTGGTAGGAGCAGCCACGTCATGAACATCTTGAAGATCGGATCGCTCTCATACTCTGCACATGGTCCCTTCGGAAAACAATCCCAGAACATCGACGTGGCTAGACGCACCAGATCAAATGATGGATTTGGCTTGATTTCCGAGTACTTGGAGTTATAGAACGGCTCTACATTGTACTGCCCTCCCGCTTCCTCATCCTGTTGGAACTGATCTGACATGAAAAACTTGGACTCCCGCATCTTTGGAAGTTTTACCGAATACGTTGCCCGATCAAAGTCAATAATCTTAATCAGCTTTCCGAAGGTGGGTAGGCGGTACATCTTGCCCCCAGCATTGTAGTAGAAGTACTCGGCAGCCGTCGGCACATACATCACATTCATCACATGCAGATCGTTGTGACACAGACCGAATGTGCGCTGGGCAAACGCAAGCGCAAAGATAATCTGCCCGATCCACGCACACCGCTTGGGTGTCTCCGGGTTCTCGCGGAACAGCTGGTACAACGTCCCCGAGCACGCCTCCATGATCGTTACCTGTACCGGGCAATCCTTGAAAATCGCATGAGCGAACGGATCGGGATTCTCGGCTTCCTCTGTAAATCCGCCTCCATCATCCTCGTTGTGCTCATCATCCTCATCTTCGCCGTCAGTCGTTCCGCTGGAGCACGAGTGAATCTCAAAGATGTAGTCGGTTGAACAGCTAGACTCTCCATCTTCCGCTTCCTCCTCATTGTCGGCATCATACGCTTCGGACTCTTCGACGGCAGTACCCGGAGATGTAATTTCAACACTAGGAGCCTCGATATCTTGAATCCCGAGATCAATTGTCTCGGTTGTCTCCTGCAGCTCTAATACAGGGGCCTCAGAAGACTTGCGGAGACGGAGATCAAAGAAGTGACCAATATTGCTAGAGAACCATGGGCGATCACAGAGATCCTCATAGTCATCGGAAATATCAATAGAGTGGCGCTCCTCGATGCCCGAGAACACACCATACACCACCGGAAAATGCTGACATCCTGACTCGGACAGCACAAGGCAGGCGAGGGATCCTACGTAGGCAGCATTGTGTGCCGACTGGTGTGGAAGAGGAGTATCTACAATATCCTCCTTGTTTGGCAGACCCGTTGCGGCGAACTCTCCTCGCATCACGCGGTACGATGGGTACAGCATGGTCTTCTTCAGATGAATCTTGACTTCCTTCCCTCCCGAATAGATCGATGACTCGCCAACAATGGTCTGAATCGAGTTCTGCGTCTGAATGCCGTAGTGGTATGGCATTCGAACATTGTCGAGCTTGAATAGCTTCTCAATGGACGGAAAGAAAGGTTGGATGCGCCGAAGTCCCCAGTGTTTCTGCGCCTGCTCCTGAAGTCCCTGGATGTTTGTGCATCGATGGACTTCAAGTGGAATGTTGTTTGTCCTCAAATCGGGAGTCGGCTTGGGCATTATACTTTGCCTAGGAAACGGCGACTTATCTTTTTACGCTGTTCGGGGGTATAGGCTAGGGTGCCATCCAAGATAGACCCTGCGGCAGGAAAATAGAGGTCAAAGACATTCCCTAGAAGTCCCTTGAACACATATCTCAATTTGTGTGAAAGATCGTCCATAAAAATGAAGATGGTAAAGAAGAAGAAGAGACCGGATGTATAGGAATCAATGAAATGTTCCAGGCCACGGCGAACGGGAATGATGGGTGTGCTGGTATTGATGTAATGAACAAGCCAGAACGCAACGACAGAGACCAATACAACCTCAATAACTATATCGGCAATCTGGAACAACATTCCCTTGTGTTCCCATTCCCTTCCTTCATGATTTTCCGGATCATACACATCAAACGTGTAGTAAAAGATGAAGGAAAGAACTGCACCAGCGACAGCATAGATCAGTGAAAAGATTACGATATTTGCAGTTACCAAGAATGCATCTCCACGCCTGAGATGGACGGTGTGCATCCGATTGACGTACTGAACCATTGTTAGTTATACGTGAAAAAATAGAATATGCTCCCTTGGGTAATATGAACTTCAATATACGAAGGTTCAACATGGAAGTTATTAAAGAACGGTGTGCAATTGACTCACACAAATCTCCAATGATCCTCTTGATAGGTAAGAAAGATACTGGCAAATCGTTCTTGGTACGCGATATCCTCCATCATACCCAAGACTGCTATCCTATTGGAACCGTCATTTCTGGAACAGAGGTAGCCAACGAGTTCTTTCAGCATATGGTTCCTTCCAAACTCATTCATGACAAGTACAAACCTGAAATTGTCATAAACGTCGTTAAGCGTCAGCTGGCACTCAAGCAGCAGCGCAATCACACGAAATCCACAACGATGGATCCTCGGGCGTTCTTGATTCTGGATGACTGTCTTTTTGATGATACCTGGATCCGTCAGGAATCTACCCGTTACGTGTTCATGAACGGTCGTCACGTGGATTTGACGACGATGATTACCATGCAGTACCCTCTCGGAGTTCCTCCCAGTCTGCGCACCAACGTAGATTTTGTCTTCATTCTGCGCGAGAACATCATCGGGAATCGCAAACGTATCTACGAAAACTATGCAGGTATGTTTCCCACGTTTGATATGTTCTGCCAGTTTATGGATCAATGTACAGAGAATTACGAGTGCTTGGTAATCTGTAACTCACCCGCCTCCAATAAACTGGAAGATCAGGTCTTTTGGTATAAAGCGAGTGACCACCCGCCGTTCCGCTTGTGTGCGGACTCGCTGTGGGTGGATAACAAGCCGTTTGCATCCACGATGCTGGCATCCGATGACTATAACCCCGCAGCTATGCGCGGAAGGGAGCCGTCAGTGTGGGTGAAGAAGGGAGGCACGTAATGCTTACTCGCGTAGCGCACCCTCCGAAGGATGCACTGGGACCTGGAGATCCGTCAGCTGATTACGCTGCGGCGGCGGCTCCGGGACACCCGCCTCCAGCCGACGACGTGCGTTCTCCTCCTTCTGCGCCTTGATCGACTGCTCGCGCTCCTCCGCGAAGAAGAGCTCGCGATTCGCCTCGTTCTCCTTGTACTTGCGCATGATCTCGTTGAGCTGTGCGTTGGCATACTCTACGTTCTCCATGAGGTGCTCAGACGGCTCCCACGGCAGCCAGCAGCCCATGCGACCGATCATGAGGTTGTCCTTCGGATACTTGCGCTGCAGGACCTTGCACCACAGCTGGGCCTCCTCGTAGGACGGGAACGCGCGGCGCACCTTGACACCCCGAATATTGCACTGGAAGTTGTGTTCGCGGTCGAACGACTCCTGAATCTCCTTCTCGTGCTTCAGCAGGAACACTTGGTACTGCTCGGGAATATCAGATTTCTTGATCTCGGCACGATGGGTCTTCTCAAAATCGTGGATATCCTTCATGACATCGTCAATCTTGATGGAGTACTTGTTGGAGAGATACGACGCCAGCGTCTCCAGCCCCTTCACCTTGAAGTCATACTCCGTCCACTGCATGAACTTCTGGAAAAAGTACTCCTGCTTCTTGGCGAGTACCTTTTCAGGTGACAGAAAGGAGACAATGCAGTAGCGCTGGTTGGGCAGCTCCGGATCCTCGTCGAGGTAATCGATCGGGGCACCATCCTCCTCTTTGGGTAGTTCTACACGCTTGCTGCTCATTTTATATATGCTTGTGCCAGCATTGTTAAAATAGAAACGCGGCGATCACGAACTCGTATGGTTCTTCATCAGACCAATGCCTGCGATAATCAATCCCAGTCCAAGGTACTGACTCCAGTTTTTCAGCCGGTCGCCGAGAATGACATATGCCGCCACGCTGTTCAGGATGCCCGAAACTCCGTCCCACATTCCATTGACATAAAGGACGTTGTCCAGCCGCAGTGATTGTATTAGAAAATACACCACTCCGGCATACCCCACCAGTCCATGCATCAAGTAAGTCGCCTTGTTCGTCAGGGCATAGAACCGAAGTGCAAAGTCGCCATAAATCTCTACGAGTGACAGAAGAATAATTGTTACAAAGGACTCGTCAAAGTATCCAGCCATTATGACCCCTCCTGAAATTTTCTCCTTCAACAAGTATAAACCAATATGTCCGATGCCCCCCACGCCGCCCCGTCCATGGGAATCGATGTCGCCGACCTGGTCAAGCGCCTGGTAAAGTACGCCCTGGAGGGCCTCGCCGTCGCCGTGGCGTGCTACCTGCTCCCGGGCAAGAAGCTCCGCACGGATGAGATCGGCACGATTGCGCTCACTGCGCTGGCCGTCTTCGCCATCCTCGATATCTATGCCCCCTCGGTCGGCTCGTCTGCCCGCACGGGTGCCGGCTTCGGTATCGGCGCGAACCTGGTTGGCTTCCCCGCTTAAACACAGGACGCCTTTACTCTATAATGTTCAGACTCAATGGTTACTGGTTTGTGGTAGCGCCCAAACCCGGAGAACCTCCTCGCCTTACGCATCACATTATGTGGAACGTTGCGAAAGGCGTGGATGCTCAGAAAGCATACCGCGAATGGTATGCGAAGGAACGCAAAATAACGTCTGTCCTCTATCCAATAATACCGCATGACTGATTACTTGACAACAGGTCTGCAAGCTAGCGGGATAACCCTGCTGCTTCTCGTGCTCTTTGTCACCTTTTACTGGGCGTTCCGCGGCTTTCTTCCTGCCAGTCGTATGGTTGAGCTGGATGTCGAGAGCGACCTTGCCGCGAATCGCGCAACCTTCTACTTCTTCTACACAAAATGGTGTCCATACTCCCAGGATGCTATTCCGAAGGTGGAGAGCCTCGCAGAAGTTGTCAAAGATTTCACGTACGGCGGAAAGACGGTAGAGGTCAAGATGATTGATTGTGATGTCGATAGTCGCGAGTGTGAGACATTCAAGATCGATGCGTACCCTGCCTTCAAGCTGCAGACCAAGTCTAAGCTGTACGAGTACCTAGGTCCCGGAACCGTTAGCGTCATGCGCAGCTTCCTGAAGTCGGCCCTTGGACCGGAACAAAAGGTACAACTATCGTACGACATCCAGTAGTTTCTCAATGGCTACTCAATTATGCGAAACATTGAACAACTGAGCATTGTCTTCCACCAATAAGCACGTGTTTTGAGGGTCCTCGCTGTGTGTCTTAAGCGATTCCATAAT